CCTGGGTGTGCGCCTGCTCGATCGCCGCGCGGTAGGCATGCAGACTTCTGCGCTTGTCCCACGCCGCTTGCTGCAGCGCCTGCCTGATCACGTCGTCTGGGATCTTGTCAGGCATCCGTCAGGTGTCTCCGTTCGCGTCGTATCTCGCCTCGAACATCAGCCGTTCCTGGCTCAGCCGCCTCGAGCCCAGGTCAGCCAGCATCTTGGCCATCTCGATGAACGACCTGAGCTGCCCCGTGCGCAGCTTGTAGTACGGGCTGCCCCTGATCACGCGTCGGTTCTGCTCCTCCCAGTGGATCAGCATGTCGATCTCCTTGGCCCGCGCGTAGTAGGCCGCGGCCACCTCCATCAGGTCCAAGGTGGAGTCCATGTCCGTGGGCGGGTCTGCTCGGCCCAGGAGCACGTTCGCGTAGCCCAGGAGCTCGTCCTGCAGCTCCTCGACCGGAGGCAGGCCCTCCAGCACCTCCACGTCGATCAGCCGTCGCCCGAACCTCTTGCTCGGGGCCACGACCGTGGGCTGGATCTTCATGGCTCCAGCAGCTCCCCGCCGTCGGCTTTCCACTGGTACCAGCGGGACGAGTGCAGTGAGCCTGACCTGAACCCGCTCTTGGTCCGGCACCACTCATCGGGCTCGGCACCGCAGTAGTGGCAGCGGTACTCCAGCATCGCTCGCTCCGCGCCTCTCACACGTCCTCCCAGGTCCTGATCCCCAGGCAGCGGTCCCGGAACGGGCAGTAGTTGTACATCCAGCCCTCCCGGTCCAGGCACTTGCTCAGCGGCTCCACCAGCTCGCGCTTGGTGATGGTCTGCCACACCAGCCCCGCCGCGATCTCGGCCTCGGCCAGAGGCACTTCCTCGGCCGTGACCGGGATCTCGCGGTAGTCCTGGTCGTTCTTGTTCTCGTAGATGAACACGCCCTGCTTGCGCCCCGTGCACAGCATGTAGGTGGCCATCTGGAACAGATGCGGAACCAGTGGTCCGAAGGTGGCCACACGACTGAATCCGTGGGCGTTGATGCTCTTCAGTTCCACGATCGCGTCGTTGAACAGGATCCCGTCCATGGTGCCCTTGAGCCCGAGCCGCTCGGAGTGCACCGGCACCTCGGCATCACCCAGCCAGCCCTCGGTCAGGCCGGCCATCTGCCACCTCAGGTGCATCATCGCGCCGTTGTGCATCCGCATCGCGCTCTGCGCGGTGGGTGGCAGCTTGGGCATCCCGAGGTACACGAACTGCTGGTAGCGCCGGCACTCGCCCAGCGATGAGGCGGACACGGTGCCCGCACGCACGCGATCTCGCTGGGCGAGTTGCTTGGTGGCGAACGACAACGCTAGACCCGAGTACTTCGGATGGTCGTTCTCGGCCAGCCAAGCCTCATGGCGGGGGCTGACCACGAGGCTCGGCTGGTTGAGCTTGACGGTCTCGGAGAACTTCATTCGTCGGTCCTGGTGATCGTATTGATCCCAGCGGTGTTGAGCACCTCCTGGAACTCCTCCAGGCTCATCATGGTCATGCCACTCCAGTAGATCGCGACCTCATCGTGATCAGCCCGGATCACGAACCCGTCGTTGCTGACCTGGAACGGGTCCAGCTTCAGCTTCTCGCACAGCGCTTGGTTCAGTCGGTTCAACTGCGGTGCCATCTCGCTCATCTGTTCCTCCTATATCGCACTCTAGTTCGACGCACGTTGGTTCGTCTATGGCCGCGGGTACTTGCCCGACAGGTAGTCGTCAGGACCGATGTAGACAGGCCCAGTGCGCCCTGTGAACACGTAGCCCTGCAGCAGCAGACCACCAGAGATCGCGTCGCCCGAGTCGTGGGCGTAGTCGTGGTGCTCGCGGCACAGGTGCATCTGGTGGTAGGTCTCGCCGGCCTTGTCCAGGATCTCTCCCCCGCGAGCTCGGGTGATCTTGTGGTGCAGGTCCGCCGGCGCGGTCCCGCAGGGGTGGTACCGGCCGTTGACCAGGACCAGGGCTTCACATCGTGCTGACATCGCTCTTCCTTCCATGGATGAGGGTGGTGAGTGCTCCCGAGTCGTAGATCTTCGCCAGGATCCCGGTCAGTGACTCCGGGTTTCCGTCGAAGTCCTTGAAGCCGGAGATCCCGGCCTGACCTGCGCGTTCGACAAGATCGTGTAGGGAGGTGAAGGGCTGAAGTTCAGCCAGTCGCTCGGCAGTGATCGCACCCACTCCGTCAATCGACTGGAGTCCTCGTCGGACAGCACCACGATCGTGGTCGAGGGTGTACGAAGCGCCCGAGACGTTGATGTCAGGGGCAAGTACACGTAGCCCGCGACGGCGTGTGGCGAGGAGGTACCGGTTCTCCTTCTTGCTGTCCCCACCGCTCGCCACGCCCAGAAGAGCGGTGTGGAACTCCAGCGGATGCCGAGCAGCGAGGTATGCACACCGATACGCAGTGATGCCGTAGACAGTTGCGTGAGCCCGGTTGAAGCCATACTCAGCAAACCCGAGGATCGCCTCTTCGAGGTAGTCGATGTCACTCTGGCTCATCCCTCTCTCTGCGCAGGTCTCGATCACCCAGGTCATGTAGGAGTCGATCACCCGACCCGCATCCCCGATGTCCTTGTTGGAGGCCTTCACGGCCTTCAGGAACGTGGTCAGGTCGTCCGCACCCAGCCCCAGGGCCCGCAGGATGTCGATCACCTGCTCCTGGTAGAGCAGGATCCCGTAGGTGGGTGCGGTCACCTTGGCGATCACCTCATGGCGATCAGGCACCTGCTGCTGGCCGTGCTTGCGGGCGATGAACGCCCTGGTCGCGCCGGTGTTCATGGTCGCCGGACGGAACAGCGCCATGGCCGCGATCACGTCCTTGATCGTGGTCGGCTTCAGATCCTTCAGGCCCCATTGGGTGGACCGGCCCTCCAGTTGGAAGATGCCCTCGGTGTTGCCCGAGCGGATCAGCGCGTAGGAGGGGGCGTCCTTGTGTTCGATGTCGCGTATCCTGGCGATCGGTAGCCCAAGCAGCCGCATGGTACGGTCCAAGACCGTCATCGTCTTGAGTCCAAGGGCGTCCAACTTCACGAGACCAAGGGACTCGATCTGATCCTTCCCGTACTGGGTGACGAACCCGCCGTTCTTACCGGAGCGGGACATCCAGGCCATCGGGACCAGTTTCTCGAAGTCAGTCTGACTCGAGGTCAGCACCACCCCCGCCGCGTTGGTGCCCATCCCCTTGTACAGCTGGCGCTCAGACAAGGAGGAGAGCATGGCACGGTCCTCGTCGGGCACATCAGCCCACGCAGTGGCCCCGTCGTCCTTCTTGCCCGCAGCCATGAAGTAGCGCACCCGCAGTGACCCTCGCTGGGTCTCGCCGAACTCGTCCTCGGTGTCATTCAGCGAGTAAGTGGCCCACGATCCGATCTGATGAGCAGTGAACCGAGTGTCCAGCATCTCGATGAGCTCATCACGTCGGTCGTGGGCCACGTCCAAGTCGATGTCCGGCGGCTTGGTCCGGTCCTTGGAGAGGAACCGCTCGAAGCGCAGGTCCCACTTGATCGGGTCCACGTTGCTGATCCCCAGCAGCCAGCAGACCACCGAGCCCGCCGCCGAGCCACGAGTCTGGAACATGATGTCGTGATCCCGCAACCAGTCGGTCACCTGTGCCACCAGCATCAGGTAGCCGGCCATGCCGGAGGCCTCGATCACGTCCAACTCGTCGGTGATCCGGCGCAGGTACCGGGCCGGGAGGCGCAGTTCGGCCGCCTCCTTGACCACCCGATCGTGCAGCGCCTGCTGCGGGTAGGCGACTACCTCCGGGACGGCGTACGAGTAAGAGTCAAGGACACCGATGTGGAGTGTGTGACGGCCGAGGAGATCTGCCAGTCCTTCCATTCCTCGCGCAAGCCGACGTTCACCGTGATGATCTGCAACCCATCCGGCGTCGCATAGGTGGAACCCATCACCGGGGAAAACGGCGTCGTCGGGGTCTGGTCCATAGGCAACGAGACGCTTGAGGCCCTCATGGTCAGCGCGGTCGGCAGGGGCGAGATAGTGGCTGTCCTGCGTGACGACCACGGGAAGCCCCGCCTGGTCGGCCAGGTCCACCAGTGCGTCCGCGAGCGTGTCATCGTTCCAGCCGTCCCCATGGTCGATGTGATGGTTCTGCACTTCCACATATACCGAGGAGGGGAACCACCTGGACAGCGTGTGCAGGTACTGCAGGGCCGGCGCTTCCCCGTGCGTGACCAGGGTCTGAGCCAGGAAGCCGTAGAAGCACCCGGTCGTGACCGCCAGCCCTGCAGTACGCCCATCCTCGGCGAACTGGGCCAGCATCTGGTAATCGACCAAGGGCTTGTGGAAGTGGTTGCGGTGGGAGGCCGTGGACAGCCCCACCAGGTGCTCGTAGCCCTCGCTGGTGTAGGCCACCACACCCAGGTGGTACATCGTGGCCTTGATCTCCTTGTTGGCCCGGTCCTCGCGGTAGGCCATGGTGTCGGGCACGAAGTACATCTCCGAGCCGGGGAACGGGGTGATCCCGGCCTTGGCGCAGGCCTGGTACAGCTCCACGCTCGCGGCCATGTTGCCGTGGTCGGTGACCGCCAGCGCGGGCTGGCCCATCGCGGCCACCTGGGCCACCATGTCGGCCACCTTGGGCATCGCGTCGTTGACCGAGTACCGGCTGTGCGCGTGCAGGTGCCAGAACGGGCGTGGGGTCGGCTCGATCCGCCACCTATAACCAGGTGGGCGGGTGGGGATGATCCTCATACCCATCAGATCGTCCTCGGCCACGGCGGAAGCGGCTTGGCACCCACCCCGTCCCACTTCGCGGCCCACTGGTTGCGCAGCATCCAGTCGTTGACCGAGCCGCCGTTGGGCAGGGGGATGTTGGCCTCCACCCGGTTGGAGTACTTGTCCCAGCCCATCGACTCGAACACGAACGAGCCATCGGTCTCCAGGATCGTGTCGATCACGCTCTGCAGCGCTGCGCGAGCCTCGTCACCGCCCGGCTGGGAGTGCTCACGGGCGTTGAGGCCGAAGAGGCGGAGACCCATTCCGTTCCGGGACGCGCCGTGGTTCCATGTGCCCAGTCCCTGGTCGATCCACCCGTAGATGGTGTCTCCGTCGTAGATGTGGATCGGGTGGCAGTAGAGCGTGAAGATCTTCGTCATTCCGGCGTCACACTTTGCTTCCGGGGTCGTTGAACTAGTGGGGGAAGAGAGAACGGGGGTGGCGATGGGTGGGGCCCGGCTGTGAATCCCGGTGCCCCACCCACGTCACTACTGCTGGGCCATCAGCCAGTCCACGACCTCATCGCTGCTGCTCATGCCGTCCGGCACGGTCACGTCGAGGTTGGACTTGACCAGGGCCAACAGGTCGTCCAGGTCCATCGCCCGCAGGTCCGCTTCGGCGTAGACCTTCTCCTCAAAAGGGGGCTCCTCCGGGGCAGGAGTGGGCTTCGTAGGCGCGATCGTGGCTGCCTTGACCTTCTGGGCCACCGAGGCCTCCCGAGCCGCTGTGGCGGTCGCCTGGCGGTTCGCCTGGCCCTGGTCGCCGTCGCCCCAGGCCTGCTCGTAGGACTCCACCAGCAGGGCCTCGATGTCCTTCCACTCCTCCTTGCGCAGGTTGACCGGCGAGGGCTGGGCCCCGTCCACGTCGAAGTCGTAGCGGTCACCGGAGGACTTGTACCGGGTGATGGTGTAGTCCCGGTCGGTGATCGTGCCGAACCGGGTGTACCGGTTCTTCAGCTTGTCCGCGACCGTGGGCCCGACCTTGAAGGCGTTGACGTACTCCTGGCCGTTCCAGGAGGTGAGCACGTTGAACCCGATCTTCCGGTTGACCTTGCTCATCTTCTCGTTGTCCGAGGAGCAGCCGGGGCAGTCCTCGATCGGGTCGTCTGCTGACCGCGGGCACGGGAAGGAGAACCCGGCGGGGGAGAAGTGCTCCCACCAGTAGGTCCACTCCTCCGGCTCCTGCAGGATGCGGAGCGTGGTGTCTCCGTCCTTCAGGTAGCGGATGAAGTCACCTCCGCTACCCCGGCCAGGCTCGACCTCTGCTTCCTTGGCGCTCTTCCCGAACCTCATGATGCGTTCCTCACTGTCTCGACTGTCGAATGCACTGCTTCCATGACGCTCTCGTTGACATGGCCGATGGCCCTGCTACGAGCCGCAGATGGGGTCTCCCCCGGCTGAAGCCTGGTGACGGCTTCGTACTTCACCCACGAGTTGTCCCGGCCGATCTGGATCTGGTGGGTCACGCTCACCGTGATCTGGTCGCCCGCGAACAGCTGGTAGGACTCGATTCCCTTCCGGTCGGTCACTGCTTCTTCCTCGCCTTCTTCTTGGTGGGTTCCTTCCTCCCGAAGTACTCCGCGAGCTCGGCCATGTCCTCGGGCGTGTACAGCCACACCACGAGGTCACCGGTTCGCGCAGCCTTGCTGGGTGCCTTGAACTTAGGGGTGTCATCCGACAGCTTGGCTCGACCGAGCCGACGGATGGTCTCGATGGACACGTCGAAGTGCTCGGCCACCTGCCGTGCGGTCAGCAGGTCGTCGGGCAGGGCCTCGATCAGCCGGGTGGCCGGGGCCTTCCGCGGACGCCGCTTGATCTCGTCGGCGTCCACGATCTTGGGGTTCACCATGCTCACTCGTGCTCCTCGGTGATGACGCAGGGCCAGTGCCAGGTCGCGTCGTCTTGTCCTTCGTCGTGCCGAACGCTCCGGTCGAAGGTGATGCTGAGTGGTCCGGCGATGCACAGCCCGACCGTCTCCCCGTCGTTGGTCTCGGTGACCAGGGCGGGCACGCACCGAGTGGCGGTGCGCTCGTTGTCGTAGGTCCGGTAGTGCACGATCCGACCCACGGTCGCGCCGCTCACTCCTTCTCCTCGATGGGCCGGGCCGAGTAGGTCAGGTGGGCCTTGTTCGGACGCTGGGTGACGAACGGGGCGACCACCTTCGGGTCCACCTCGCCGGCGTCCATCGCCTCTTCCATCCGCTTCCGGTCCAGCACCCGCTTGGTGTAGCGGTCGAAGACCTTGGCCCTCAGCGCACGGCGCAGCCCCGCCTCATCGATCTGAGTGGTGTGGCTCTGAACGAAGGTCAGGGTGTGCCTGGCCCCATCAGCGGTCCAGCGGTAGGACTTCCGCTGGTCCGCCTCCATCTGCTTGGTCAGTCGCTCCTGCAGCTCGGCCATGTGCTGCTCAGCCCTCTTCCAGGCTGCTCGGGCTGCGAGGTAGTCGTCTACGAGTGGGTTCTCCATGGGAGTCACTCTATGACTGCCAGGCCACTCGATACAAGATCATCTACGACGTGTTTGCGATGAGTTTCGCCGATCTCATCGATGTCAGACCCCCAGCCCTTGGGCCAGGTCAGCCGGTCCACCAGCCGGTGCTTGAACGCCCGCT